GACACAAGCCACAATGGAGAGCGGCGTGCTAACCAAAATGTGGGGATACAGCATCTTCCCATCCTGGTTTATGCACTTCAAGAGCGCAACTCGTAAGAGCAACAGCGCGGGCAAGGTTGACCAGACCACAGTTGGGAACAACACCTACGGTGCGCTTCTGGCCGTGCGCTGGGATCAGTGGAAACTCGGCTATAAGCGCCAGATGACCATTGAGACTACCCGCATCGCTAACGCAGATGCCTGGGAGATTGTCGCATTGGCACGACTGGGGCTGGCCTACCGTGACACGAGCAACGCGGCCGCCGTTACATATGGATTGACGGTTTAGTCATCCTGAGACGATAGCCTGATGGGGGAGGTGTTAACACCTCCCCCGGAGGCCAAAGGGAGAATAGCATGGGAAGTACATATATCTTACGTAAGGGTAACGCCACACTTAGCGATTTAGCTGATGGTATGGCCGCCAACGGGCTCTATGGTGGAGGCAGGGCGTGGCGCGTTAACTCTAGCGGAAGTGGTGATTACGCCACGATCCAAGAGGCTGTCAATGCCGCATCCCAGGGTGATGTCATTCTGATCGATGGATCGGCAGAGTATGACGAGAACGTTACTGTCACCACGCACAAGCTAACGTTTGTTGGGGTAGGCGCGCCGCGTTCTGTGCGGGCAACTTCGGTTGGCACCAATTCAACCTGCTTTACGATCAACGGCGCCTACGATATCGCCATGTTCAATATGAACGTGGGCGGAAGGGGCACTGGGTCGGCGCTGGAATTAACTGGCCAGATCCGCCGGTTCAGCGCTTTCGACTGTCGTTTTTCTGGCGGCGCCAACGGTGTTGAGATTGCGGCCTCGTCTGGCGGACAGGTGGCCGATGTGCTGTTCGAGCGTTGCCGTTTCGAGGGTACCGATGGTGTCGAATTCAGCACCGGTGAGGGCGGCGATCCGGCCTCACAAATCTACTTCAAAGACTGCGACTTCCAATATTGCGCTGCGCTGTGCATAAACCACCCGACGGGCAGTTGGTCAACCGGTCTGTTTGTGCAGGGGTGCAACTTCCTCCCTGAAGAGGATGGAACTGCGCCGTCTACTGGCTGGGTTAAGGCTGACAACGCTGCTCAGACCGGAATGATCTCGGGTTGCTTCTTTGCCGACACGCTGCATGAGGCGGACAGGACTGCCATCGATGCTGGCGTGCTATATGTCGGCAATTACGCCGAGGAAGGCGTATCAGCCGCACGTCCTGACTAACCGCGCCTACAAAATGGGGGAGGTAATGCCTCCCCCAGAGGTTAACCTATGAAAAGCATGATCATTACGGCTACACAAGCCGATGCAACCATCGAGGGCGAGCGGGCCATTTGCGGTAAGTTGTACGCTATCGAGTATCAACCCGGCACGATTGACACGGGCGCAACTATCACAGTGACGTGTGATGGCCCGGCCGGATCGTCAAAGCCATTGCTGACTAAGGCCACGGCTGGGACATCGAATACATGGTTTTACCCGCGCGACTTAGTCCATGCTGTAGCTGACGGAGCTGCTCTTACTGGCACATCTGGCGGGGATAGGGCGTGTCCGCTATTGAATGGTGTTCCTAAGCTGGTGGTTGCCAGCGGTGGAACCACGTTCACCGGGCGCGTTATTTTGTACTACGAAGACTAGGCGGGGCTATGGCTCAAGGCCGTTTCATCGACAGATTGCTATGGTTGGCTGGGTATGTCAGGACTGATGCCATAAAGGCAGGTGTTCAGTCGCCTGACTGGGCGCGCGCTGGATTGCAGTCGTGGACTGATGAGCCAAACCTGACGATTATCGAGAATCAACTAGGCACGATGGCCACGCTGTCCTGGGTGTATAACGCAGTGTCGGCTAGGGCACAGACCGGGGCAGGTACGCCACTAAAGGTCAAGCAACGCACAGGTGAAGAGCAAAAGGACATCGACAACCATCCCTTTGAGATGCTGCTAGACAGGCCTAACCCGCTGCAATCACGCACAGAGTTCTTGACGGCGTGGTTCGGCTATCGCGCGCTAGCTGGTAATGCCTACGTGTGGATGAACAGGACAAACCCTACAGCGGCACCGTCCGAGTTGTGGATGATTCCTCCGCAATCGATACGACCAGTACCAGACGAGAACTTGTATCTGAAGGGATATGTCTATTACCCTGGCGATGGGCGCGAGATACCCCTGGAGACGTGGGAGATTAGCCACAGCAAGACCTGGCACCCGACTAACCGTTTTCTGGGGCTGTCACCTATTGAGGCGTTAGGGTTGGCTGTCGAGAGTGACATAGCCCAGCAGAAATGGAATCGGAATTACTTTGCCAAAGACAACGCCAAGCCTGCCGGTGCGCTGGCCTACGCTGATCCGATCAATGATCAGGATTGGTTGCGCATGAAAGAGGACTTAAAACAGGAGCATGGCGGATCGGAGCGCAAGATGATGCTCATTCGCAATGCTGGTAAGGGTGGCGTTCAGTGGTTGCAATTCGGGTTATCTCAGAAGGACATGGATTTCCTGGCAAGTCGAACATTTACCAAAGAAGAGATCTATTCGGCGATAGCACCCGGGTTAGCGTCTATCCTGTCTGTGAACGCCACAGAAGCCAACGCGATGGCAGGCGACAAGACATTCTACAAGATGTGTATCTGGCCGGATCACCAGGCTATTGCAGAGCGCATCACTACCGACATTCTGCCAGCTTATGGCGAGAATCTGCGCTGCGAGTTTGACGATGTGCGGATCTCAGACAGGGCCATAGAGCTGCAAGAGCAGCAAGCCTATGAGAAGGTGCACACAGTCGATGAGGTACGCAAGGAATATTACAACGATAAGCCATTAGGCGACGAGCGCGGCGAGCTGCTCGTGTTAGAGATAACACAACCGTCCGGCATTGGCCCTAGCGAGACGGAACCGGCGCCCATTCCGCCCGCGCTACAACCATTCACTGGACAGCAGGAACAGCCAGATGAGATGATGCGCGAAGAGGAACGAAACAAGAAAGAAGCCGACATTCCAGAAGAGGATGACGAGCAAGCGGCGAAGGCGGATCTCCTCCGGTGGCAGCGCAAGGTTACAAAGCGGCTAAAAGCTGGACATGATGCACTGGTTGACTTCGACAGCGAATTGATAAGCGATGGCCTCAAGTGTGCGGTACTTCACGGCTTGGAGCACGCTGAGACAGTAGAGGAAGTACGAGACATATTTGATAGGGCTATTAAAGCGCGGCGTACCAGTAACGCACCAGACGACGCCGAGCGCAGGCGGGCTGAGCGCGAGCTGCAGGCCATCATGGAAGAGTTTTTCGCTGGACAGATGAAGCGCGTCAAGAAGGCGGTGCAAGTTGGCGCTTGATGCCGGTTTCTGGGCAGAAGAGGCAAAGCGTCTCTATAACGTGCTCTTCCCTCGCGTGCTGGCGGCCGCAACCAGCGGAGCACGCAACGCGGTTGCACAGATGCTCGCCCGGACAGAGATAGGCGTGGATTGGGGAATGGTGAATGATGCTGTATATGACTGGGCACAGCGTTACAGCTTCGACCTGGTGCGCGGTATCAATGAAACTAGTTCGGCATTCTTGCAAAAGTCGGTTAGCCAGTGGATTGCAAGCGGTGCACCACTTGACGATTTAATGAGCAATATCGAGCCTATGTTTGGCGAGATACGAGCAAAAATGATAGCTACTTCAGAGGTAACGCGCGCGTACGCGAGCGGAAATGTGGCTAGCTGGAAAGACAGCAAGGTCGTTGACGGTCAGCGCTGGATGACGTCTGAGGATGACAGAGTATGTCCCATCTGCGAGCCGTTAGCAGAACAAGAGGATATGTTGGGCGGCAACTTTGGCGGGGTTGGGTTACCGCCTGCACACGTCAATTGCCGATGCTGGCTACAGCCTGTTGTGAGACTGCCAGAATGATAAACATACACATTGATGGATTGGATAGTCTGAATAGACGCCTTACGAAAATTGGCAGCATTGGCAAGGAACTGCACACGACAACCGATAAGGCCGTTAAGTATGTGCACAGCCAGGTACCAGCATACCCGCCAACACGCCCAGGACAGCGATATGTCAGGACTGGGACATTGGGGCGGTCGATAGGCACAGAGGTGCGCGCTCTCGGTGCAAGTATAGTGGGCACGATTGGAACATCTACCGTATATGCACCATGGGTTATCTCTGACCGTTCGGTTAACGGTGTGGGGCCACAAGCGTGGATGCACGTTGGCCGATGGTGGACTCTCCAGGGGGTTGTGCGTAAGGCCAGAGACGGCGTGATTAGGATTTACGAGGATATGCTAAAGAGGCTCGTGCATGGCTAGTGATTACGTAACGATAGCAGAATTTAAGGCAGAGCGTCCCGATACAACATGGGGAAGCACTTACGACACGCTGATCCCGGCCTTATGCACTCGCGTTAGTCGTTACATTGACACGCTTTGCTTACGTCCTGCCGGGTACTTCAAGGCGGGGACGGCAGCAGCGCGATACTTCAACGGAAACGGGCGCCAGGAGTTATGGGTGGACGACATGGCGGCTGCGCCTACCGTCGTGGCGGTTGCCGAGACGGGTATCACTGACGGGGCAGCGGGAACGGGCGGATCGTATTCCACATGGGCAGCTACAGACTATTACTGCTGGCCGATGAACGCGTTATCTGACGGCAATCCGTACACAGCTTTGGTTATTGACACCATAAACGGCTCAAAGGCTGCATGGTATGGCTACCCGCGAGGCGTGAAGATTACAGCACAGTGGGGCGGATACACAACGGTTCCTGACGACATTCACCAGGTCGCACTGGCGGAAGTAACCAGAATTTACGAGAAAGCGCGTCAGAACTATCGCGATACGGGCGGGATTATCGAGCTAGGCAAGATGACATTCACAAAAGCCATTGATCCGATCAGCGCGATGATAATCGTCAAGTACAAGAAGGTGAGCATATGACACTGGCGGCCGCAATTGCCAAGGTACAAGCGCACGCGATAGCGCTCACGGGGATGGGAGAGGCTCCCACCAACCCGACAGAGGCGCAATCGGTGTATCCGTTCGCTATCACCTACGACAGGCGGGGAGAGCTGCTGCAAGAAAGCGCGGGATGGGCGCTCGACTTATGCACAGTGGTTACTGAACTGCATTTTGCTAATCAAAACCTCTCGCTGGTGATCACCAAGGCGATGGGGTTTCGTGAGCCATTCTTGCAACGTCTCATCAATGATCCGACGCTGGGGGGGACGGTTGCCCTGATCAGGGGGTTGCGTTACGAGTTCGGCAAGTTGGGAGACGATGAGCTAGCCGACATCGGCTACAAGTTCGAGCTCGATCTAAAGCTGAGCCTGACGGGCTCATAGAAAGAGGTGCACATGCTTAAGTACACAGGTGGCGGTTTTGGTGGCAGTCTTCCGGGGCTTCCGGCGCGAGACTTGCAAGATGAGGAAGTAGAGCGACTGGGCGGCGAGGCGGATCTGCTGGCGACTGGCTTGTATGAGAAGCCAGCACAACCGGAGACACGGCGGAAGCATAGCGAAGTTGTGAGAGTAGTAGAGGAAGCGCAGGTTGAGGATGACGGGTAACGGTAACGGAGACAAGCCTTGGCCGCGGGTAGTTATTGGAATGCCAATGGAGCGGAGCATCCCTCAGTGCGGGGTGTGGAGCCTGGCACAACTTGCTCAACTTGGCTATCCGTTATTCCAGTTACCTTATACGCGTGTTGATGTGGCTCGCAACCAGTTTGCAAGGGACTTACTCAAGAGTGACTTCACGCATATTTTAATGCTTGACGACGATCACAAACACCCGCCGGAGATCGTCGAAAGGTTAACACGCTGGGTTGTACAGGACAGGACGCGAATGGTAATCAGCGCTTTTGTCCAGCGCCGCGGGGAACCATACGACCCGTGTATGTACTTTCCAAGTGGCGACGGTAAGTTATATAGCCCAGTAGACTTTCCGGAAGGTCTCATTCAGGTACGCAATCAGTACGGGCCCGGATGGGTGGGCACCGGCGCTGTTCTTATCAGCAGAGAGGTGTTCGAGAAGATCCCATGGCCTTGGTTTGCCTACGAATACCCGAAGATTGACGAATACCCGACAGAAGATGTGTATTTCTCGAAAAAGTGTATTGAGTACGGGATCGATGTGTGGGTAGACACAACCGTGGAGTGCCCACACTTAACAGAAAGGTTCATCACGAAGGAACTATATATGCAATACGTCGCAGAGCACCCTGTCTATGTGTCCGAAGCGACGAA